TCTGATATATTCGGGAGCACCCACCTGATTTGAGATGTTCTGTATGATATCTAACACCGTTTGTTCTAGATTAAAGACAAATCCGTCATTTTTTACGCTTGTAAAATCAGGTATATTGTATAAAAATTCAGTAGACATATGTATTTAATACATAAAATATTTATACCTGTTTATATTTTATTATTATATTAGTAATTTAATAAACTTAAACGCGGTTAATATATATATTTATGTCTGATTTGAATGTAAATAAAACCGACGATACTATAAATGGGAATGCTATTGAAGATGTGGAAAAGGACGATATGGAAGTAATTGCGAATTGGGAAGAGCTACCAGGAGTTAAATCTGAACTATTAAGAGGAATATATAGCTATGGGTTTGAAAATCCTAGCCCAATCCAACAGCGAGGAATTGTTCCACTCTTTAATAAGAAGGATATTATAGCACAAGCACAATCAGGAACTGGTAAGACCGGATGTTTTACTATTGGTACGCTACAGCTAATAGACACAAGTGTGAATACGACACAGGCAATCGTTATATCTCCCACTCGAGAATTATCTATACAAACGAAAAAGGTGTTTGATTCTATTGGTGCCATGATGAAAGGCCTCACGACGCATTTATTGATTGGTGGTACGTCCACAGATACGGATATTCAGGCTCTTTCCTCGCATAACCCCCACGTTTTAATAGGGTGTCCAGGGAGGATACACGATATGATGCGTCGCAGAAAACTAAATCTGAGAATGTGTAGGATAATCGTCGTTGACGAGGCGGACGAGATGCTGTCGCAGGGGTTCAAAGAGCAAATTTACGATATTTTCCAGTATCTTCCCAGCGAGGTTCAGGTGGCATTGTTTAGCGCAACACTTCCAGTTGAAATTAACGGACTCACAGAAAAATTCATGCGAAATCCGGTTAAGATATTGGTTAAAACAGAACAGCTAACATTGGAAGGAATTAATCAGTTTTATGTAGCTCTCAATAATGATGATGAAAAATATGAGGCACTTAAGGACATTTATGGTGCCATATCGGTGAGTCAGTGTATTATTTATTGTAATAGTATTCATCGCGTCCAAAATCTATACGCCGCAATGACTAGCGACGACTTTTCGGTATGCCAGATTCACAGCAACATCGATAAGACGGAGAGAAGTAGGAATTACAATGAGTTTATTTCTGGTAAGACACGAGTGCTCATATCGACCAATTTGACCGCGCGCGGAATTGACGTACAGCAAGTTAGCAGTGTTATTAATTTTGATGTCCCAAAGAGCGTCGACACCTACCTACACCGCATTGGAAGAAGTGGTCGATGGGGTAGAAAGGGTATGGCGATTAACTTTGTAACCAAGTTCGATGTTAGCAACATACGTGCGATTGAACAGCACTACGCGACGGAGATTAAAGAGCTGCCGGCTAACATCGTCGCATAATATTCGTTCAAAATACCCCTTATTATTCTGTTTGTTAATTAATGACACAATTTAAATTACCAATTTCATATGTAACAAATACATATAATGTTGATATTAACGTTATTAATGATTTAGAATTAACTAATAGCGAAACATCCCTATATAACAAGGTATTAAATCCGTCTACAGAGATGGGTTGCGAAGTTATGAAGACGTGGGCGCGCCAATATACGACAAATACCACATATTTAAAGGACACACAGGGACTTGTTAACAAAAAAATGCCTGAATTAAAAAGCGATTATAGTAAGGAGTTGGAAATATGGGACAGTATAATGGGCGCAAAGGATACGGGCGCAAAGGATACGGGCGCAAAGGATACGGGCGCAAAGGATACGGGCGCAAAGGATACGGGCGCAAAGGATACCTCCGAACCGGTAGGGTTTCACGAGAAATTCAATTACATTGAATGGAGTTATTTAAAGCACCTTAACAACAATGCGGTTTGTATGCAGTGGTTGAGTATATATAACATGTTATCGCCTGTATTGACGCTCGTGATGCCTATTTTATTTCTTATTCTCCCATTCGCCATTCTCAAAATGAAGGGCACAGGCGTAACGCTTACAAACTACATTGAACTTCTCAAAATAATGTTTAGAAAACACCAGTTTGGGAAGTTGTTCAATATATCATCGGCGTCTTGGGATCAACGAGGTTACATTATTCTCTCGCTCTTCTTCTACCTCGTACAGATATATCAGAACGTTCGCTCTTGTATTCGGTTCGTAATGAATATGAAAACGATTCACGAGCAATTGTTCGTGATGCGTGATTACATCACACACACTATCGGTGTGATGAACGAGTTTGACACATCGTGTAATGATTACGAGTCATACGACAATTTTATTAAAGATGTCAGAGAGAATATGCTGATATTGGAAGAGTTCAAGAATGATTTAGACTGTGTGAAGTCGGTTAAATTATCTATTAGCAAATTCAACAATATAGGTAATGCGATGAAATGCTTCTACCTCCTACACAACGATGCGCGCTTCAAGAAATCAATAGGGTATTCACTAGAGTTTTGCGGATACATTGACATTATGACGGGAATAAACAAAAACATATCGTGTGACTATCTCGGCAAGTGTAAGTTTAGCAAAAAGAGCAATAAATTTACCGACGCATTCTACCCTATTACGCACACAACACCAGTTAAGAATACCTATGACATCGATAAGCATCTCTTAATCACTGGACCGAACGCCGCCGGAAAAACAACCATTCTTAAAACAACCCTATTTAATGTGCTTATCTCTCAACAGTTCGGCTATGGATGCTATACCCGCGCCACCATCACACCCTTTCACCGAATTAATTGTTATATCAACATCCCAGACACGTCTAATCGCGACAGCTTGTTCCAAGCCGAGGCCAGACGTTGTAAAAATATTCTGGACACTATTGACGACCATCCAGACGAGAGACACTTTTGTGTCTTCGACGAGTTGTATTCGGGAACGAACCCATACGAGGCAATCAGCAGCGCCGTATCGTTCTTAAAATACGTCAACGACAATAAGAAGGTGAAATTTATCATTACCACGCACTACTTGGACATATGTAACAAATTAGAAGCCAACAAAGACATGCGCAATTGTAATATGAAGATTAACAGCAAGGAGGACGGTGGGTTCGATTACACATACAAGTTAGTCGACGGAGTCTCCGATATTAAGGGAGGCGTGAAGGTTCTAATAGATTTAGAATACCCCGAGAGAATTATCTCCAATACAAAAGAATTAATTAATGAGATGAATAATTAATCTGAGTTTAATTCGTTTGATATTTAATTCGTTTGGTATTTAATTCGTAAAATTATTATTTAAATATTATATTTAACTTTTAAATAATATGTTTCAAGAAAAAGGACTTATTATCTCAATCTCTCTAACTCTACTATTAGTAGCCCTGATTTTCTACTATGTTACAGGTAAGTTCAGAACAATCGAGACATCCATTGCTAAGCAAAATGATATTTTAAGCGATTTTATTATTAATGTTCGCAATGAGATAGGCGAGTCGTCATCAGCTTCCATCCAACAGCCCGACGGTGGGGCGACAAACGACACGAAGGAGATTCTTCTTTCGGGACCGGCCAGCAACGACGCGACGATTGAGGCGAAGCTCGCTGCCGAGAGCTACCTGGCTAGCAAAATCCCCGTGTCGGATGACGAGGAGAGCGACGACGACAGCGAGAGCGATTCGGATTCCGACGACGATAGCGTGTCCGAAACCAAACAGATTAACCTGAATCCAGAGGGCGCATCCGAGCTATCTCAAATGGATGACGTAAAGGTGCTCGAAGTAATGGACAACTCGAGATCCGAAGAGGTCGTAGACTTGTCGGGTCCCCCCAGCGAGTATACCGACCTCAACACGGTTGATATTGCTGACGGCACGTCGACCATAAAGGCAATCAAATTAAGCGACGTAATTGCGGGTAATGTTGGTCTCGTAGAAGAGATGACCGACATGTCGCATGACAGCACATTCAATCCGACACCATCGTCATCCGACGTATTAAGCGACCTCCCATACAAGAAGCGAAAGGTTGAGGATTTAAGAAAGGTCGTTTTGGATAATAACCTTACTGTTCCCGCAGAGGCAAACAAGATGAAAAAAGCCGACCTTCTCACGCTCATCGAAACTAAGCTCGATAATGTGGCCTGATGAGTTAACCATATTAATATATATGCTTATATTAAATGAGTTGGGCTACGTGTTACTCTGGATCAAATAATATTCATTTCAAGTCGCCGCCCATTATGAGCGATGGTCGCAACTACGCGACGTGGCAACCTGGCGCCACCATCAACGAGAATATCCGCAAGAAGGAGGGAATCACCCAGAACTGGGAGTATCGCAAGTATTTAATCGAGAACGCCGACAAAATAATCAAGCAGAACCAGATTGGCGCCTGTGATAATTGCGGGGATTGTAAGGTCAACATAAACGACAACGCCACCTACCCGAAGTCGCCCTTTATCTACACGGACGCCAACGCTAAGACCCAACCATACGGATACGAGACGAGCGATTTAAAAAATCTGTATTTAAGCAAGAACGACTTACAGAGTCGTCAGGTTTCGCCGGTATACACCCAGGAGGAGCTAATCAAGCGGTTTTTCCCAAATTCAAAGTAAATATATATATTATAATTTATTAAACATATATTATAATCTATTAGCAACAATATGAAAATATTAAGTATTGACGTGGGAATAAAGAACCTCGCGCTCTGCTTATTGGAAGTGAAGAACAATACTTATCAGATAGTGAAATGGGACGTCATTAACTTATGTGGCGCAATACCGCTGTGTAAAGAGGTTGTCAAAACAAAGACGTGTAATAAGGTGTCCAAATTATACAGAAGTAACCGATATTATTGTAAGAGTTGCGCGAAGAAGACCGATTTTATCATTCCCTCGGCAAAGCTCAATACGGTAGAGAACAAGCGAATCAAAATAGAGGAGTTAAAGACGATAGCGAAGGACTATGAAGTGGCGATTGGAGAGAAAATGAAGAAACAAGAGATTATAGATGTATTGGTTGATTTTAAAAAGAAGAAATGTTTAGAAAATTTACAGCAAATCTCGGCCTCAGACATACCGCTCGTCAATATTGGCGTCGCCATTCGCGAGAATCTGGGAAGCAGCGACTATGTCAATGTCGATAAAATACTAATAGAGAATCAGATTAGTCCAATCGCGAACCGAATGAAAACGGTCCAGGGTATGCTGGCGCAATTCTTTATTATGAAGGGTACCGAAGATATAGAGTTTGTCTCCGCCAGCAACAAACTAAAATTCTTTATGGGGAAAGGAAAAACAACCTATAACGAGCGGAAAAAGGCGGGGATTGAAATTACCAAAAATATACTGAACGCCGATAAAAACACTAGCCATGTAGAACAGATATCAAACAGCAACAAAAAAGATGATTTAGCCGATTGTTTTCTCCAAGGACTTTGGTATATTTTAGAAAACAATTTAGCCACCACGGAATATAAGAACCATAGTTCGGATACATAAGAACCATAGTTCGGATACATAAGAACCATAGTTCGGATACATAAGAACCATAGTTCGAGGCAATTAACAATAAATATATTTAAATGCGGATTACTTAAAATTATAAGTTCTTGTTAAAACATAATGAATATTGAACCAGAAGTGATTGATATTAATACTACTATGGATGACACACCAGTCATTAGCCTGAACGATGGTCCTCCGAGCAGCAGTTCAGAACCGAAACCGTCAGTTAACTTCGGTTCGGGCATCGAGCTTCTGATGAACGACAAGCGCAAGAGCGACCCAAATAAAAAGGGCGGCGACATTGATATTGGGGATTTGGACGACCTTGAAAACGAGCTCAACGACCTCTCCGATGTTATTTCGCCAAAGGCGCCCTCCAAATCCGGAATGTTTAACCAGATGTTGAAGAGCTCATCGAGTGGCATCAAATTAAACGTCGAAGAACCGAAGAGCTCATTTGGTGGGGGAGATACCAAACCAATCCAGCTCAACAAGACCGAACCCATTCCAATGGCCAAGGTTACCGCCACGCAAAGCAAGCAAGAGGACAAAAACAAGACGTGGGATGGGTTCGGCAAGTTCAACAACATTCCTGTGGACCCCGATAAGGCGGTTCCCGCCCAACCCAAACTCTCGCCCGAAGAGTTGTTAAGAGAGAAGTTTAAGGTGCTCCGCAATCTGGAGGCGCTGGAGAAAAAGGGCATCAAGCTCACCAAGAAATACAATATGGACTCGTCGCTTCAGGAGATGCAGGGCGAGTATGAGATGATTGTTGACGAGCGCGAGAAGTCGGCCAGCTGCAAATTCCAAGGCCGAATGCTAATGGCGGCGATTACCGGAATCGAATTTTTGAACAACCGTTTTGACCCGTTCGACTTTAAGCTGGATGGGTGGGGCGAGCAACTGAACGAGAATATTGACGATTACGACGAGCTCTTTGGTGAGCTCCACGAGAAATACAAGTCCAAGGCCACGATGGCGCCTGAGCTCAAGCTCCTCTTCCAGCTAGGCGGTTCGGCGATGATGGTGCACATGACCAACACGATGTTCAAGTCGGCGATGCCTGGTATGGACGACATTATGCGCCAGAACCCGGAGTTGATGCAGCAGTTTACGCAGGCGGCCGTGAACACGATGGGCGAGAGCAGCCCTGGATTCGGCGGATTCATGAGCGAGATGATGAGCGATGGTCGCGGCGCTCCACCCCAACCCGACATCACGCCTGGTCCACCGCCCGAGCCGTTCGCCACCCAGACCACGCGAAGCCAGCGGAGCGGAGCCCCATCGAACCGACCCGACATGAACGCCGCCCGAGGCGCAGAGGATGGAATCAGCATCTCGGAGACGTTCGAGAACCTCGGTCCACAAGAGGCCAATCGCAGCAACCCAAGCCAGCGCCCCGAAATGTCCGGTCCGTCCGACATCTCCCAGCTCCTCTCCGGTCTCAAGACTAAGAATATAGACATTAATAAGAAAGACAGCAGCACAATCAGCATCGAGGAGCTCAAAGACCTTTCCCAAGCCAAAACACCGTCCCGCACAAAGCGCCGCCAGAAGAGCGACAAGAACGTTGTTAGTTTAGATC